CTATCTTATCGTTAACGCTTTTGCGCTCTTCACGCAATTGTAGGGCTGTTTTTTTCATTTTATTTTTTTCTTAATTGTTTTTTATAAAAATATTTATCTTTTTTTGCTTCGGTTGGTTTGCTTAAGTTACGAGAACGAGCAGCTACGGTAGTAGTTTGATAGGCAGGGAATGTAACAGGTCCAAGTTCGTAAAGTGTTTCAATTTCTAAAATCTCCCTTTCTTCTACTCCGTCTGCCGATTCTCCCCAAGAATCTTTACGAACCATAAACATAAAACTTGAACCTTTTATGAATCCTAATCCAATGTTTTCTGCTACCTTTTCAGCGCAATAGTTTTTTATAGCGTATCTGTACTTTAATTGATTGTTCTCAATAGATATCATTAAGTCATCTTCCTTGCCTGTTGCACGGCTTAAAATCTCGTTAGAATCGTGATTAAATAAACTAACTACGTTAGACATATCGCAATTATCAAACGCTCTTGCGTTAATCTTTTCTCTATACCAACCCATATCGGTATAAACTTCCATAACTGCGCCAACTCCTTCAATCATTCTATACTCAATCTCTTCTTCGCCTTCGTTACGTTTTTCAACTACAACTTTAAACTCTGGGTTAAACATCCTTGCCTCGGCATTTGGATGGATTTTTTCTATATCTTCTTTTTTCATTGGTCTGTTCCTTTCGTACTTGTTTGTGATTGGTCTTTATTTGCCCAAAAATCATCTTCCTTTGCTGCAGGAATCATATTGACAGGGCTATAAATTTGGTCTGCAAAAGTTTCGTTAATAGTGTTTAATCCTACAAATCTTCTTCCGTCATTAGAAGTGATAAATCCTGCGTATTTAAGTGTTTTAAGATACTCAGCCGTTGATTGCATATCGCCACGCATTAGCATAGCTACATTAAACTTAGCATCCAAACTATCCATTTCATCAAATCTGAATAATTTTCTTTCTATTTCTTGTTCCCAACGAACGAACCACGGCATCAAGCAATCTGTTACATATTCGATGTTTAATTGTTCTAAGTTACTTGAACCCGTTGCACCTGCTTGCAGTTTCGATAAAGGCATTCTAAACCACTTTGCTACATCTGCCACACTAAACTCTTTTGCTTCTACCATTTGAGCCTCGTTTGGTTGGGCTGATATTTTACTAAACTTTGCACCACTATGAAGTAAAGCTACTCCGTTATTAGTGCCGTTTATATTCTTATAGGAATCGTTAAATGAGTTTTTGATTGAGTTGGCCGTGTTCTCATCCTTAACTACTCCTGGCACTTCTAAAACTCCCGTCATAGTTGCGCCACTTCCAAAGAATGAACTTGCGTAAGATTGAATTGCTAATGCTGAACCTAAAGACTCGGCTGCGTATTGTAAGATTGATTTACCTACATATCCATCGCCCATTGCACGAATATGAAATATATTATCTTCACTAAAAATACCTTCTACTCCAGACTTTACATCATTGATGATATAATATAGTTTTTGGTCAACAATTTGAACCGTTACATTAGTCGGGTCAACTATTACCATTTGAGTAACTTTCCCGTCTGGGTCTCTTCTTAAGTAAGCATAAGCATTTCCAAATCTTAAAGCATACTCTTGCATCGTTTGTTTGAACGTGAAAGGAGTATATAAATTAGAAGGCATCTTGTTTAATAAACTTGTAGCCCTATGCTTTACATAAGTTTTATTGCCTTGCTCATCTACGCTAAAGGTTTCAAAAGGTACTTTAGCCAAATCTTCTGATATGTTTCTGATGCAAGCATAATAAGCCGATAACTTCATAGAAGTTTCAGCGTTTACGGTTTGACCCGATGTATTAAAAACTGATTGAAACCAAGACTTTACTTGAGATAAAGTATAAGTTGATTCTTGCACACCTCCGTATAACTTAGGTGCTGCCCTTTCTTCAACTCCAAATATGCGCTGAATTATCCCCATTTGAGGACAAACTTACAACGGAATACAGAATTTAATTAAGGTAGATAATTTTTGTTACTATTTTGTTACCGATAACTTGCGTGATAGATAGATTTTTCCTTACGGAAATGCCCATAACTTTTAAAACGATTGAATCCAAATTTCTTCAGATGCCATTCTTCTAACTCGTTCCAAATTGCTTCCCCGTTTTTATCTCGGTTCTTTTCGTTAACCACCATTTTAAGGTAGCGATTAAAATATTCTTGTTTATTCATTACCATACATAATTGTCTATTATTGGGTTATCCTTCCAATCTTCTAAGGCTCGGCCGATTGCATTTACTACCGCACAAGGTCCATCAACTTTGTTTTTAGATTTACCTTTGTGTATCTTATAATTCCCGTTTGCGTCATCTTGGTAGACTTCTACGTTTGAAATCATCCAAGCCATTACGGGGTTATTATCGTGGATAAGAGTTTCATTCATTATCCATTCGTAGAGTTGTTTGGTTGGTCCTGTTACTGCGCCTACTGACTGACTAAAGGATTCTACATTGATTGAATGTTCGTTGTAGAGTTGAATCATAAACATACTTGCAAGTGCTTTGTCATAAGCAATAGGTTTGTATTCAAAGTTCGCACAGATGTTTAAAATATCTGTCTTTATGTAATTGTAGTCGGTTGCATCGCCAGAAGTTAAAGTGATGTGTCCTTCTCTTGCCCATTGAATAAAGTTTAATTGGTCGGCCTTGGTCCTTTTGCCCGCCATTACTTCGGGGATGTAGAATTTCATAAACAATCGCATCTTGGTTCTATCCTCGTTAGGGATGAGAATTGCAAGTGCTGAAAAATCCCCTGTGCTTCCTAAGTCAAGTCCGATGTAAGCGGTTTGCCCGTAATAATTCTCGATTGAATCGCAAATGCCTAAACTTGACCACCTTTGACTATCTATCCAAGTCTTTGCCGAATCTGCCCAGATGTTTAGATGCTTAGTTATAAATGAGGGTTGTTTGCTCGGCTGCTCATCTGCGGTCTTAAATTCTTTTTCTAATTTGTCTGGTAAAACAGAAACCCCATAATTAGGATTGGCTTGCTTCCATACTTGTTCATCTCTCCAATCTTCCGAATCGGCTTCGTAAAGTACTACTAAATGACTTTCTACATCGCTAAACCCCTCTAAGATATTTTTGCAGTTTTTAATATGCTGAAAATATGGTGCGTTCTTATCCGTTCCTGCGGTTGAAATGGAAAAGAATAAAGCGCCATCCCTTGCCGCTTGTCCCGTGATAAGATTTTCTTTAAGTTCATCTGTTTTTTGCAAGTGGTACTCATCAAAGATCACCAATGAAGAGCCAAACCCTTCTACGCTTGGCGCATCCCCTGACAAGGCTTTTATGTTTGTTTGGTTTCTATTACTGATGACTGCGAACTGCATAACCCTAAAATAACTTTGAAGATTAGGAGTAAGTTGCACCGTTCTCTTAACCGCCTTAAAACAAATATTTGCCTGCTCTCGGTTAGTTGCGGCCATATAAATTTGACCTGCATAATCTGACTGCTCCAAAAATGCGTAAGCTATTGCTATGGCTGCGGCTAAGGCGGTCTTTCCGTTTTTCTTTGGAACGTGGACCGTTACCTCATCAAATCTTCTTAGGTTAGTCTTTTTAACTTTCCATCCAAAAGTCATTGCAATAATGAAGGCTTGCCAATCTTCCAATAAGAAAGGTTTGCCCGCCCACTTACTTTCTGTTAGGCTTAATCGTTCAATAAACTTGATATATCGGTCAGCCTCTACCGAATCAAAGTAGTACAAGTCGCTTAAAACTAATTCGCTATTCAACTTCTCGCATATCTTTTTAATGTGCTTGCCGTGGTTTACCTTACCGCTAATAACTTCGCTTATGTATTTTTCGTACTTAGTCATAATTAAAAATCACTAAAGGGGTCGGCTTGTTTTTTAGGCTCAAAAGTTAATCCAGCCCTACTACTCGGAGTAACCCCAAACTCCTTAGCCAATGCAAGATAGTTTTTTTGCGCCTTATCCATTACGTTTATCATTGGATTGACTACGGTTTTAGTTCCTACTAATTCTCCCTTTGCGCTATAAACTTCTTCTTCAACCTCTAATCCTCTTGCACTTACTAAATCTTCGGCTTGCCTATAAACTCCATACCAAGAACAAAGATTATAAAACGAGCCAAGGTCGACTCTGGTAATTAATCCAACTTTGCCGTACTCGCTCATAATTTCTTCCCATAACTTTTGACCCCACTCATTTAAATCGCTTGGAGCGCTTAAGTTTACTTCTTGAGTTGGTTTTAAAGCGGGGCTTTTATCTCGTGAAGGCCTATAAGTGCCTTGTAATTTTTTTAATTCAGTAGGTTTATTTGGGTTCATACGTGCGTAATATCTAAAGTTTTACTTTAAATCAAAATTGCTAAATAGTTCAAAATCTGTCAAATGGTTATAAATACATTTAAG